CATCAAGTAGTTTTTGTTTTAATTCTTCATCACCATACTGAAAGGCTGCATTAAACTTAGGATGTGCTTTCTTAAGTTTAATAATCGTTTTCTCTGTGATACCTAAATATTCAGCAATCTGTTTTTGAGTTGCTCTTTTAGATATCATTTCAGATATGGCTTTTAATTTAACCTCTAAATGTCCTGATTCATCCCATCGCTCATATAGATCAAGCATTTTTCCTTTCATTCAATCACTCCAACTGTATACAAAAAATTGTAATTATTCACCAGTTGGAATACTACAAGTATCTCTGCAAAAACAAAAAAGAACTCATCTCTGAATTCTTTAAGTGTCTCTAGGCTGGTTTTAAAGCCAGTATTCCATGTTGTTTATAGCTTTGCTCAGTTTAATCATAACACACCCTTGACAAATTCACAACGGTTCATCGTGGTCCATCATGGTCCATTTTTATTATTAACTAATTACTCATCATCTTCGTCTTCTTCATCGTCTTCATCGTCTTCATCATCTTCTTCAAAGATATCATAATCTGGTGCATCATCAGGATCGTATGGATAATCACCTGGATTTGATAATTCTAATACTTCTCCACCAGCATGCCAGTTACTAATGTCTTCTAATGCAGCTTCTTCAGCTTCTTCATATGAGTCATATAACTCATCTAACTCATAAGTCTCACCATTTTGATAGTTTATTACTACTTTAAATTTTGGCATATTCATTTCCCCTTTCTTATCATATTCGTTCAGTAAAATAATGTATTATCTATATTTTACATTACTTCTCTAAATTTTCAATAAGCTAAGTGCTTTTATATGCCATCTTTTTAGTGTCGAAATAGATACAAACATCTTTGCTGCTATATCGTTCCAACTCAACCAATCTATATACCTATAGATCAGTACTTTCCTAAGTTCGGTGTATTCAAGTTCATCAACAACTGACATAATTTCACCTTTTATGATTGGGAGTCTCCTTTTCAAATCCACGATTAAGTTTTCATTATCTAATGCCTTACGTATCCATTTCTCAAACGGTGCTTCTAGGCTTTTAGTTCCATCAACACGAATCTGATCAAAATTAATACCTGGTATAGAGTTTGCAAGACGAATGTATTCTTCAACTTCAACTTGCAAACGTGCTATTTTAAGTTCTGTATTGTGATATCTACTTAAGTATTCTTTTACATTCATCTTGTTTCCTCCTTGAATTTGCTTAATACATCTATTTCTATAGAGATGCCAGTCGGATCATCAGACCATACCTTTTCAACATGCTCTACAACCACCTGTGCGTCATCAATCCAGAACCCAACCTCTGTCATACAATCTTTGAGCATCTTTTCTAAATTATCAGTATCCGGTCTTGTCAATCTCCATTCAAAGTGTTTGTGCCTTTTACCTTTAGCGAATCTCCATATGACTTGAAGCTTAATCGGACCTTCAATTGGTTTTTCAGGTTTGAATGGTTTTAAGTGTTTAATGATTATGCTTCTTGCTTCTTTTAATTTCTCAGGTTTATAAAATATTGGTTTGTTTTTGACAAGTGCAATTTTATTTTGTTGTGCGGTAACTGTAGGCGGATCTAGTAACAGGAATATTTTCATAGTTACCTCCATTTTTTTAATTTTTAGGTGCAGATAGGCAAGTGCTGACGATGATGCATTTGTTTGGGATAGGGCAGACTTACAAGCCCTATCTTACAAACATGCGTCAGCGTGTTGTTGCAACACATATATATAAGGCCTTTCGGCAGCAATATGCCGATAGGGATTTTCACCCTATATGCTGCACAATCATGCCGATAGGAGTATTTCCCTATCTGCAACATTATTCTGCAGGTGCCTTTTGCACCTTCATAACTCTTCCTTTTGAGCAAACATATTCATCGCTAAATTCACTTAGTCGTTTGCGAACAGTGCGTTCAGCTATACCTAGATAGCTCATTAAGTCAGTTAGTGCACAACTACCAGTTCCTGCAGACTCATTGTCAAACGCGGCATCAAACTCATCTTTTCGTGATTCAATAGTTTGATTTTTCTTACTACTTTTGTCTAGATTTGCTTTGGGATCTCCATTTGCATAATGCTTTGCTAGTATCCCCTTATCATCAACTCGATGTATCGGATACTCAAACCAAAAGTTTACTGGCTTGAAATTAGGAAACTCACGTAAACTACTCTCAAGTCGCCAAGCAGATGATGTTTTTACATCTGCATATTGAGCCATAAATTCATCGGTAGTTTCAAGTTGAATCATATCGAGTTGCGCATCAGGATCACGGGCAAACACACCTGAACCTGAAGCTCTATCCATCGCTCTTTTGAAGCCTTGAGCACCTTTAGAATGGTGATGGCTATAAATAATCGTACATCCGGTTTCTTTGCTGATTTTATCGAAGATATTTGTAAATGCACCCATTTGAGAGGCATTGTTTTCATCTCCAGTAATAACCTTGTAAATTGGATCAATGATGATTGCTTCGTATCCCTTATTTGCGACTTTTCGGATGATTTTTGGTGCTAGCTTATCGAGAGGCATCGAACTTCCACGAAGACTCCAGACAACAAAATCTTGTTCATATTTAGGTTCCACACCAAGCGCAAGATGTATTTCATCAATTCGGTTACCACAGCTTTTTTCAGCAATTTCTAAATTCACGTAAAACACTTTTGTCTTTTTGCATTGAAAACCTAGCCATTTTCGTCCTTCTGCAAGTGCAATAGCTAATTCAATTAATAAGAAACTTTTACCCGCTTTAGAAGAACCTGAAATGAGCATTTTGTGTCCAACACGAACAATACCTTCTATAAGTTGAGGTTCTAAGAATTCCTTTTTTGTACGAATTTGTCCACTCGTCTTTTCTTGAGGTAATTCATCCGTATTTCCTTCAGCAAAATCTAGCCATTCATTCCAATTACGTCTTCCAATGTTTGTATCCACTAAAGTTTGAAGTACACCATTTCGTGTGACACCAGGCATTCTTGAAAGCCTTGATGGATTGCGATTATTAATATCTACTTTTAGTCCGTTCTTATTTAAAAAGTCATAGAGATATTGAACTCGTTTTCGGTATTCTTCTGCATCATTTGCATCAACTCTAACGATGGCATGTAAACTTCTACTACCACTATGAACTAGACAGGCGATTGGAAGTTCGAACTTTCGATAGATTGCATCTTGTTCTGGAATTGGTATAGTGTCTGATTCTACTAATGCATAGGTAAATCTTGTAATGTTGTCATTCTTAACACCACTGCCATCAACCGGATTAAACCTAATCCATGCCCCACTCTCATCTTTCCAATCACCAATCACGGCACCGATATCATCTGGATGTTTTTTAAGTAAATCAATTAATTCTTTAGCTGTTCTGTCATACTGGCCTCTACCTGGCATCCATTTGCCATCTGCATTCTGCCAAACATCCGTTGTTACATACGCAACATATTCATTACTTTTAAATAATATTTCAAGATATTTTATAAGTTGTTCGGTTGGAGTCATACTAACAGTAGGATCGTAAATCATGCCATCACCATCGTATTCGATGATGTCATCCCATTCCATAAGTCCACCGTTTTCATGAACATAAGGAACCCATCCTGCGTCTTTTGCCATTTTTATAATCGTTCCTCCGGCTATGGGATTAGAGGAGCCGGCAAAGCTCCTCCATTTTCTATCACACTCACCTTGTTTATAGCGAGCATCATTTTGACTCCAGTTATCCCATACCGAGCAATCATATCCTTCAGCTTTAAGTGCCATGCCTATATTTATCCATTCTTGATAGGATACTTTTGATACATCAATCTGTTTTAAAGCATCAAGTAAATTGTCCATTTAAATCCTCCTACGGTTGATAACTTGTAGCATTGATACCTCTTGGTAAAAACCAGTTGTTTTCTGCGATACGTGTAATCATTTTGCTTGCTGCATCAAATGCCCACATACCAACATGTAAGAATCCATAACGTTCCAAGAAACGGATCTGTTTTGGTGTAGCTAAGCCTTCAATTTGTCTATTCTTAAGTTTTTCAATAAGCATGCTAGCCATACCACAACTCGTGACTGCTTCTGGATAAATACCATGTTTTTCTAAGTAATCAAGTTGTCTTTCAGTAGCAGGTCCCATCTCCCACATAAATGCAGGTTCATAATTTGCTAGGTCTTCTGCAGCAATAGAGAAAGCATATTGAATCGGATCAACGAGTTTTGTTTTCTTTCTACGCATCGCTGCTAGTTCTCTTGCGAGAGCATCTTCACGTTCTTGTATCACATCATTTTCAGCTTCTTTTTCAGCGGTAAGTAAATCAATACCACTTTCTTTATCCATCATCTTTTGATCGATACGTTTAGCGAGTTCTGCATCCTTAGAAATCAGTGCTGATGGTCTACACAAATCATGGCGTTCTGTCATCCATAGAAAATCAAGCAATAATAGTTCCTCTTTGCCTGGATGGAGTCTCATCCCGCGACCTACCATTTGTTGATAAAGACTTCTAATTTTTGTTGGTCTAAGTACAATGATGCAATCCACAGCTGGACAATCCCAACCTTCAGTTAGAAGCATAGAATTGCATAACACATCATATTCACCTGCTTCAAAGTCAGCTAAGATTTCATCTCGGTCTGTGCTGTTCCCATTAACTTCTGCTGCTTTAATACCATGTAAATTCAGTAGTTCACAGAACTTTTGAGATGTTTTAACTAGCGGTAAGAACACAACAGTTTTTCTGCCTTTGCAGTATTTAAGCATCTCAAGTGCTATTTGGTTTAAGTAAGGCTCTAAGGCAGATCCTATTTCACCTACTGCATAATCACCATTCGATACGCTAACACTGTGAATATCAAGTTCAAGTGGAATCATCTGTGCTTTAACTGGGCAAAGATAACCTTCTCTAATGGCTTGATGAAGAGAATATTCATAGGCTTTTGAGTCAAAATACTTTCCTAAACTTTTCTGATCAGAGCGATCTGGAGTTGCTGTTACACCGAGAACATTAGCACCATCAAAGTGAGTTAGTATGCGTTGATAAGTATCACTCATGGAATGATGCGCTTCATCTACAACAATGGTCTTAAAATGGTTCTTAGCAAATGCTGTGAGTCTTTTTTCTTGAGATAATGTTTGTACTGATGCGACAGTCACTCGCTTTTTTGAACCGATGGAACTAGACTCAGCCTTTTCCAAAGCTGAATCCAATCCACTCGTTTCCTTTAATTTATCTGAAGCTTGATCGAGCAACTCTCCACGATGTGCAAGAATTAATGCATTACTTCCGTCTTTCGTTTCCTCTTCAACAACCTTTGAAAATACGACTGTTTTACCAGTACCAGTTGGAAGTACTAATAGCGTTTTTTGATGTCCTTGACTCCACTCATTTCGAATTGCACTGACTGCTTCATTTTGATAAGGTCTTAATACCATAACTGATTCCTCCTAAAATGGAAGATCATCTGGAAAAAAGAACTCTTCGTTGTAATCGATAAAGCGATCAATATCATTTGTAAACTTCTCTTCACCTTGACTGTTCGTGTATGATCTTTGTTTAAAATGAGCACGACCTTTAGATCCAATCACTTTATTCCAATCCATCGTGAGTTTTTCACCATGTTTCTTCTGACCAATACATCTAAAGAATGCTGAAATACGCCATTCTAAAGAGCGATATAAAAGCAAATCAAACTTAACTGTTGCGATGCCTTCTTTGGTATCGACTTGGACAGTAATAGTAGCTTTATTACATGCGGGTACTTTTGGTCCACCAGGAAATCTTCCGCGTTCAAAATTTGTGACTGTAAAATTGAAATCACCTTCAGGTAGTAAAACATACTCCTGACCGTCTTCTTCGATGGCATCGTTCCAATCCATCAACATATCTTTGTTATCAATCATGATTATTGTTCTCCTTTATTTTTTTTAATAGTTTCTACGATCTTCTTCCAATTTGGAATGATCCATCTGGTTATAAAATCGTCTGAATAATTGGTAATCGGTTCTGTTTCTTGATAATGACCTTTAGCTGCAACCACTTGTTGTAATTCAATCGCTGTTATATTTGAGTCTTCAATCATCTTCTCTAGTTTTGTTACAATTGAAACACTCGTAATATCTTTAGGATCAGGAAAGAGTACTTCAGGCTTTGTGAACTCTTGATCTTCAAATAAGTGCGCGATTGATGAAAAGCTGAGTTCCAGTTCTTCTGGTAAATCGTATCTGTTCTTAGCATCATAAGTAGGATTATGTGTTGTGTATAAAACGCGTTTTCCACCTTGAGCTTTTTTAGAGTTATTTTCTGTTGTAATGACATAAATCTTGTAGTTCACAAAGAAGAGTGCATCAGACCATTCTTTGATAAGTGGTGCCACTTGTTTAGATAGTTTCATTTCATATCGGTCAAAGGCACCTTGTTCTTCTGGAAGTTCAAACTTTCTCGGTTTTGCATGCGCTGTTATGACCACATTGATACCGACTTCGATCAGTTGATCCATCAGAGTGAGTAACTTTGAAAACTCATCAACTAGGTAGACATACCCTTTACCATATCCAAAATCTTCTATGTTGTTCTTTCGATACTTTTCACACACTGCATTTGTACATAATGATTCAGCCCAGTCTGCTGTATCCAAA